GCAGCTAAATCAACTTTTTCTTTCATTAATGCTATTCTTTCTTGATCATATATGATTGAAGGATTAGTTAATGATAATTCAAAATTACCTAATTGTTCATCTCTATAACCTTGAGTATATAAATGAACTAATGCAATTTTATATAGTTCTGAAACTACAATTCTTTGTATACGTTCTATTGTACGAGCAAATCTAATATCTTGAGCAGCTAGAGTAGCTTTACCATCTGCATTTTCATCATACCCCATAAATTGTTTAGGTACTTTTAAAGCTGCAAATAATTTATCTCTTAAATATTCAACATCCTGAATTCCATCCCACTGTAAACCATTTAAGTTTTCAATTTTAGTTGCTTGATCATTTCCTCTAACTGGTATATAAAAATCTTCTAATATATTTTGCATATTATATTTTAGATTATATTCACCAGTTTCTTGATCTACAAATGGAGTACGTTTTAATTTACTTAAAGTTTTTTCCATAAACGCATCTACTTCATTTGGAGGAATTGCTCCAACATTCATATAGAAAATACGTTTTTCAGGTGCACGTACAATTCTATGAATTAACATTGCATCTTCCATTAACGTATATTGTTTAAATAATTTTCTAGCTGGCTCAATATATGATCTACCGTAAGGTAGGAAATTCATATCAGATAATAATCTAAAATGAGCCATTTCATAATTATCAAATATTATAGAACTAGCTTGATCACCAGAATTTGGTACATTGTAATAACCATATGTTGAAGTTGAAACACCATCTGGTTCAAATCTAAATTTAACTTCAGATGGGTTATGCATTTTATCTTCATCTTTATCATACCCAATTTGTCCCTCTATTCTTTCAATATGAAATGCAGTATAAGGTATTACATTATAAACACCAAATTTTTCAGCAATTTCTAATTTTAAGAAGAAATCACCATACTTACACATATTACGAATCCAAGGCCATAAATTAAATTCTATATTTAAAACATCATAAAATAAATTATATAATATTTTTTGTATATCTTCATCAGCAGATTTTATAGATAAAACTTCACCCATATCATTTTTAAGTGTAGATTCATCAGCAACAATATCTAATGCAGATGCTATAATAGCATCCATATCCATTGCATCATATTCAGAATATAATAAAGGACGCATAACTTGATAGTTAAATGCGTTTTGTTGTCCATAAATGGATGTACCTGAATTTGTGTATATTCTATTAAATCTATCTACTAAAGCATTTGTTTCTAGACCACCTGTTTGCTGTGCTTTATTTATATCAAATGTTTTAAGTTGATTACCTCCAGCATTACGTATAATTACGTCTGTTGAAAATAATCTTTTTAGTCTTGAAAATAAACTTTTATCTGCCATTTTTATTATATATGTTTATAAATATTATATTTATTATCCTATCAACCAGCTTACATCGTGGTCTTTACCACCTATGTTAACTTTATATGGATTTTCTACATTACTACCTATAGCGTTACTACCCCCATAACCACCACTCCATGTTACTTTATTACTTTTTACTCCACCTAATGCTGCTCTAGCCATATCTAAACTTTGTTGTTGAAACTTTAATGATGTATCACGTAGGAACATACCAATCCCAAATGACATAACCAAGTCATCATTGTAGCCTGTTTGGGCTTCTGGTCTTCCATTACGCCAAATAAACACTTTCATTTCTTCAAGTAAACGTTTTGAACGAATTACTACTGACCTATCACCAACAAATTCTCTAAATTTATTAATACATAAAGGTCTTGTTCTCATAGACATTGTAAATCCTGGTACCATTTCACTACTACCTTCATATGCTCTTAAATATGATTCAGCTGTCATTTTGTCTGTTTTAGGTGACTGATATAAATTTCTATATCCTCTTTCTCTAATTGCATCTAATGTAGCCCAACCAATATTAGCATTTTCAACTACTAACATAGCGTTATTATATTCTGTGGCTAATCCAGTTAAAAAATAACCAAATTCTTTTGGTGGTAATTGTCCTTTATATTCTGCTACTTGAGCATTTGTTTCAATGTCAATAACATGACATGCAGAAAAATCTTTACCATCACCTCTAGCTACGTCAGCTGTAACCATATATTCTCTTGAATAATCTGCTCCTTCCCAAACCCATAAATTTTGATCTACACCTCTTCTTTCTAATGGTTTTTGTATTGTTGTTTGTTGAATAAAATCAATCCACTCAGAATAAAATACTATATCACCTGAAGTGCTAAAATCACAATCACATTCTTGTGCTGCCATTCTAGGATCCCCTAGTAATTCATCTTGTCTATCTCTCCATGCTTGATCTCTTTCAGGATGTACATCCCAAGGTAATCTAATTGGTACAAAATCATTTTGATTATTTTCTGCAGAAACCCATGTTTTATGAAACCAATTTCCAGTACCATAAGGTGTACTTAATACTATAGCTCCACCCCCAGTTGCTAGTGTTTGTTGTGCTGAAGCCCATATTTCACCAATTTGGTCAATAAAGGCTGCCTCATCAATTAATAGTAAAGATACTGCTTCTGATCTACCAGCATCACTACTTGCAGATGTTGCTTTAATTATTGAACCATTGTTAAGTCGAAGTGATAATTTGTTATTTTCTTCAGCTGGTATTTTTAACCATGAAGGTAAATTATCATACATAAATTTTACCTTTGTAACCATGTTACGAGCTGTTTCTTGCTTAGTTGCAATACAAAGTATATTTTTATCTTTATGAAATAACATCATCCACAAAGAATAACCTGCTGATAAAGTAGATATACCTAACTGTCTAGATTTAAGAATAATTGAATAAGGATTTTCTTGCATTAAATGCAATACTTTTTCTTGGAATGGAAATAAATTAAATAATATTCTACCTCTTTGTGGGTGCTGAATATTACAATATTTTTTCATAAAATGTGCAGGATCCTTAGCACATCTAAGATACTCTTGTCTTATTATTTGTTTTAAATCCCCGCTCATATTGGTTTTTAGATGGAACTATTATTTCTTTCTAACTTTCTCTATTGATCTTCCTCCGAAGTAAGCACCAATAACTGTTATTAGTACTAATTGTAGTAAATCTGTCCATTTTTCTTCAACAGTAAAGTTAATGGTTCCAGCGTCAATGAATATCATGAGAACAGTAGAAACAACTAGAAAGATTAAAACCATAGGTCTTACATTTTTACTTAACCAACTGTCTGACTTCATATCTGCAGCCCATCTGTCAGTTATATTTTGCTCCATTTTAGCTTCATGTTCTACTATTAAAGCTTTTATTTTTCTTTCTGCGTTTAGTTTTTCTTCTTTTGATGTGTGCAAACCATCTATAACTCCTCCTACACCTTTTACTAGATCAGCTGCACCACTTGAAAATAATTTTGATAAAATTCCCATAACTATCTTTTAGATTCTAATAATGATTCTAACTCTTTCTTTATTTTATTTAAATCTCTTAATCTGTCTTTTAATTTTTCTTTTTCATCACCTTCAGCAGCAGAGTATTTTTTAACTACTCGTTTCATTTCTTTTTGAGTATCAGCTAATTTATAACCAATTTTTGATAATGGTTCTCCTTTTAAATCTTTAGCTTTAGGCTCTTTATCATCTATATCTTTAAATTCTCTTCCAGTTTTTTCAAAATCTGCCATACTTTTACGTTTTGCTAATCTATCTTTAGTTTTTTGAGAAGATTTTGATACAAGGTTACCATCGGCATTATACTCTTCATCTTCTTCAAATACAGCAGTTGGTTCAACTGGTACATTGTATTTATCAATTACACTATCATCATAAGTATGATTAACATACCCATCATCTTGGAATTTATCTGAGTCATTACCTTCTGACATTCCTAAATCCTTAGATAATTCAGCTGTTTTAGCTAATTCAGCATTAAGATCTTTTTGAGCTTGAACATCTTCTTGAGATGCTGCTTCTAATATGTCAATTATTTCTTCTTTAATTTGTGCTTTAAATTCTGATTTTTTCATTGTAAGAATATTTTGTTATAAATATCACGAAAAGACTACTGATTTAACTAATTTTATACGTTCTTCAGTATTACCCTGAATTGTTGTGTATTTAACATCTCTCCAATCTAATATTTCTAATATTTTTTTATTAATATTCTCCCTATATCTTATATCAGTTTCTCTAACTCCATTATCTTCCATCTTAACACCTACAGGAGATACATAAAATAAATAATCATAATCATCAATTAAATGCCCTAAAGCTGAATTTAAATGAAATGATTCATTTCCAGACATTGAATTAGATAAAGCACTAAATGCCATAACATCAATAACAGTTCTATCTGTTATAATTTTATCACATAATAGCTCACTAGCTCTTTCAGCTGCAAATACTAATTGACCTTTTAAGGTTGAGTCCGTATTTAATGGAATACCCATTTCCATTAGATACTTCGAACGTTCTGTTCTAGAAGTGTAATCTTTAAATTCTGGTAGCTTAGCTAATTCATTAACTAATGTTGTTTTGCCAACTGACATTGTACCACAAAATCCTATTTTCATAACTTATTATTTTTATTAATATACAAACTATTTATTAAAATTCCTATTTATTTCTTTCAGTATCCCAATAATATTCTGAAGGTTCATAGTCAAGTTCTTCAGGTGATTGTGATGCTCCTGGTTTTACCCTATAACTATCAGAATCAAAATGTTGTGTTGATACTTCAAATATAGTAGCTCCTTCTGTAAGTGCTTTCATTTGATGTGGTTGACCAGGTAATAAATGAATACAATCACCTTCACTAACTGATAGTGAGTATTCTTTAGATGTTTCAGTATCAATGTATTTATATTCAAATTTACCTTTAGAAATATACCATGCTTCATCTTTTAATAAATGAAAATGCATTGAAAATTCTTTATCTTTTTTAAATACTAATAATTTACCACAGTATTTTTCATCGTTAATAATCCATAATTCATGACCCCATGCTTTTTCATGTCTATCACCTTGATAGGGTTGTGCTTGTAGTGTATGTTCTCTCATATTAGTTTCTATATGTTTCACCTTTAGGTGCTGATTGTTTATACCAAGGTAAACCTTCTCTTTCTTTCATAATTTCCTTAAACGTTTCTTCACTATAAGGAATACCACTTAAATACCATCCTTTTTTAAATTCACTTTTTCTTGATAAAGGTACTATAGCCGGTTCATCATATCTATGATGTTTGAAATAATCTTCACCTTCCATTTTTATTAGATAATGTCTAGCACCTTTATATTTAATAACTTTTTCTTCAAATAATTTTGCTTTTTCTTCTTTTCCCATGTTTGTTTATTTATTTTTGTTTATAAATTTCATAAATGATCCTTCTTTATCATTAGTTAAACCACCTATAGTATGGATTTTATCATCCTCTTCAGACCAAGGTCCTTGTTTATCTGCATGTTCCAAAAACTCATCTATGGCTTTACTCATTGATAATATTTGCTCTGCTACTAATGTACCGTGAGCTCCTGATACTGATATTCCTCTTGCGCTTAAAGCATCACCTACAAAATGTACATTTGGATATTTTGTTAATGATAAATCTTCATAATTTACTAATGGTTCTGGGGCTAAATATTTAACTTCAGGTACATATATTCCCCAATCATCTTTTAATGTTGGAAATACTTTTTTCATATCATTAATAAAATCTTCTATGTAACTATAATATCCTTGAAATGCATCTTTAACTACATCTAAATTATCAATTTTAGTAGCTGA